GCCGAACGTGAAGCGTGCGCGAAGGTGTGCGATGACTGGCCAAATGGCCGTGACGATATCTACTCAATCGGCGTGGCCATTAGAGCAAGGAGTGAGAAATGAACTACATACCAATTCACACAAACATCGCGCCAAACTACAACTATCTCTCAGCAGAAAACGCATATCTCAAGCAGACGATTGAGTACAAGGACGCGGTGCTGTGCGAGCAAAAGGTCACAATCGACAAGTTGCAGGCGGACACAGAGCAGCTATCGCAGGCCAGCCACACGTTCAAGCAGGAACGAGACGCCGCTGTTGCCGATGCTGCCCGGTGGCGTGTCATGAAGAAGATCATCCTCACGCAAGGGGATGAGCGGCAATTCTATGAAGTTCAAAAAACTATCGACAAGGAACTGAGCAATGACCGAGCAAGAAAAAAATACCGTCTTTAAGTTTGAAGATGTACTAAATAAGATGAGAGAAAGTATCGTAAAGTTTTTTGAGAACTTTAATAAAACTACCGCCGATACATTTGCATGGCTTTCCGTAATTGTGCTACATGCTGCAACTATACCTAGTTTTCTTGCTGTAAAGACCGGACTTTCAGATAAACTACCGTCACTAGATCTTGTTGCGTTACTCTGGCTGGGGCTGTTGCTTTACTTTATCAGATCAGCTATAATTAAGGATATGCTACAGGTAATTACGATTGGTATCGGTTTCGCCATCCAGGCACTACTACTAGGATTTATTTTCTTCCAATGACTGATGAAGACGTAAAAGAGTTGACAGATGCGCTTGTAATTACCAAGCGCTTTCGGTCTCCTAATGAGTTTGGAATCTATATAGATGAAATGGTTAATCGACTAAAAATTCCATATATGGAAGCCGTAATTAACTATTGCAATGAAGTGGATATTGATGTCGATTCTGTTGGCCCTTTGATCAATCAAAAGCTTCGAGAGAAGATTCAAATGGAAGCAGAACAAGCTAATATGATGAAACCACGAGGTCATCTTCCTGTATGAATATGGAACCGTTCGAAGTCTACCGTTATTATCTCGCCCTGAGACTTCATTTTACTACCGATAAGTATGATGCAATCAAACAACAAGGCCGAGTTAAAGCATCTAGACAGGCCTTTCTTAAGCGCAACGATTTACTGGCTATACGCCGTGTTGCTGAAACTTACTCAGACAAAGAAGTAGTAGACTTTCTAGTGTCTAACTTTACTTCGGGTGATCGCTGGGGCGGTGTTTTTGATATTGAAGCAAATGGTTGGCGTAGTTTTACAATCAAATCAGTAACAAGGGTGCAGTTCACCATAGGTTGACAATAAATACCCATTGTGCTATACTATTGGTATCGTAGCAATTAATCATGAGTAAGGACATGAATTCCCGCGACAAAATTTCTTTCAAGGTTCCGCGTATTAAACATCGTGCCCATAAGGCATTGTTTGACAACGACTTGCCTTTCCAACACAAGGTCGTGAACCCTAAGAAAGGTCAGTACAACCGCCGTCCCAAGCACCGCAACAATCAAGACGATTGGGAAGGTTGACAATAATTGGATTTGGTTGTATAATAGTCACATAGACAGTTGATTAACGGAGCAACAAATGGAACGATTCTCGGAAATTCAGCAAATCAATTCTAGCATCATGTTTGGTTCGTTCACTAACGACCAACTGGATTCAATTATCATGGCGGTCAAGTTCGCCAAAAATCAGATTGCCAAGCAAAACAAATTTACCCTTGTGCGAGGCGCCAAGGTCAAGTTTACTTCCAGTCGGACTGGTCAGACTGTAATCGGCGAGGTTACAGACGTAAAGCGTAAGTTCGCACATGTCCGTGCTGGTATGACCAACTGGCGAGTGCCCATGAGTATGTTGTCTGCCGCATAAGGTTGACAATAAATGGATTTGGGTGTATAATACATACATAGACAGTTAGATAACGGAGCAATAAATGGCTTACATGAATCAGGAACGCAAGGCAAGAATCGCAACCGCTCTCAAGCCCGTGCTTGCTAAGTACAAGGTAAAGGGTTCGCTGAGTGTCCGAAATCATTCTAGTATCGTGTTGACCCTAAAATCCGGTAAGATTGATTTCATTGAGAATTTTATCAAGACCGACGCTAATAGTATTGTTGGTCGCAAGATGGATGAAAGCCAGATTGATTACCTTCGCAAGAATCAGTCCATGGATGTGAACCCCTACTGGTTTCAGGACCACTTCAGTGGTGATGCCAAGGCTTTCTTGACCGAGGCTTTCAAGGCCCTCAAGAGTGCTGATTGGTATGATGAGTCCGACGCAATGACGGATTATTTTAACACTGCCTACTATGTGGATGTTAACGTCGGTAAGTGGAGCAAGCCTTACGAGGTGACTTGTGCTTGACAAAATTCGTGAATGGGTGTATACTTACTTTTGGTGGCTGGAATCGTTGTTTTGGCTATTGGTTGTAATTTGTTCAGTTGTTTTTCTTTGGAGTTATAAATGAACACTTATTGGGCTTTTGTTCAAACTGTAGCAGGTGGTTTTATTAGAATCACTGTTCAGGCTGATACTTCATACAGCGCCTACGAAATTATGAAGGCAACGTATGGTAATCGGTTGATGTCTGCTTATGCGGCTCAACTTGTCTAAGGTTTTGGTAACACAAATGGTTGACAACAGTAGCCAGTTGTGTTATCATTACAGTGGTGCGAATAGCACATTTCATCAACCTAGTCATAGTTAAAGGAAACATAAAATGGCTAATAAAACTTTTAAGGTAGTTGGTATTACTGTTCATGGCGATTCTACTAAGGTTCGCTTTACTGATGATATGGTTCGCCGTATCAAGCAATTTACGAAGGGCGGGGCTACCCGTGCTGACTTCATTGAATTGCCTAGTGAGATGACCAAGCTTGAGGCTCTCAAGTTTATGGCTACTCATCCTGACTTCCAATCTGCTGGAGATCAGGCCACTATCGCTGATAGTATCGCTGACCGCGAGAAGGAAGCAGGTAAAGGCACTGTTAAGGTTAAGGTGTCTAAGCCCAGTGTCGAGGCTATCAAGGCCCGTGCTAAGAAGGCTAAGGCAGTTGAGCCGACTGAATCAGTCGCTACTGAACCCGTTGCTGAGTAAGCAATAGGCAGGGCGACCTGCCTATTTCCACATATATGCGATATTCAAAATTAAACAATTTTCATGTACGTAGGCTTTTCGATCCCACTAACAGGGAAGATTTGCTTGAACTCAAATATTTTTTAGAAAATAGTAAGTGGCGAAATGGATGTCCGTTTTATGTTGAGTATCCTTGGGAAGATATTCCAGCAATGTGTAAGGATAAGTATGCAACACACATGCTTGCCAAACTAAATCAAAAGGCCCCATAAGGGGCTTTTTTATTGGCTATACGCCGTAAACGCCTCGCATGGCGTTAAAATTTTGTTTAATTTGATTAGCAGATAACGCTATGTTATAAATTAAACTTTGACCTATTTGGCCATTTACTGGATAACTACCGTTTGGATTGACGCCGCCTCCAGTATACGCACTAAGTCCAATCCAAACATTTTGGTTATTACCTATTGATCCTAATGAGGTATTTACATTAGTTATTGCTATACCATCCACATAAAGGTACAGTTTCCCAGCAGTCGGATCACGAACAAATACAGCATTATGCCAAATATTATTACATAAATTGGTAGAACCACCTATCCCTTCAGAGCTTCCCGGGCCAGTAGCCACATCACCGACTAAAACGCCTGATGTTTGATTTAAATAAAGGCGATAATTCCATGGTGTTCCTGTTGTAGCTGTTTCTTTACTAAACAACATTTGAAAGGTTGAGGTATTGCTACTTTTAAACCATGAACTTAGCGTAAAAGTATTTGAACTTATATATTGCCCAACATCTATGTATCTATTATTAGTAGCACCATTAAAACCAAAGCTAGGTGCTCTAGCAGTTGAGTAGGTAACTCCTCTTTGTAAAGAAGTTACATACATATTTGAACTCAAATCGTAACATGTAGTGCCTGATCCTGGGTAACTACTATATAGTTGCGGTTCTAATCTAAGTTGTAAACCATCCGTAATAATTTGCCCTGGTTGGACACTTTGCATTTGCATTATGCCAGCCATTAATAAACTCCTGTGCCATTGATAAACCAAGTATCACTTGCTACCTTCATTAATGTAGCCATACCATATGCACCTACTGTTCTGTTTCCTGAAGTTGAACTTCCTGCCATGTACAAAGTTACCCCTGATGCGGCATTGACTAATACATTTCCTGCAGCCTGAACAACAATGCTGATAGCCGATCCAGTATTAAAACTTGTTGTTGCATTGTTTGGAATTGTTAATGTTAAGTTACCTGCTGTAGTCGAGTAATAATGTTTGCCTGCATCAGTCAATGCTAGAGTTGTGTTACTAGCAGATACTTGAGGAATATTTAAGTATCCAATAGTATAGCCGTTTGTATTACCACTAAAGTTATTTGCGCTTATATTTCCTAAGACAGAAAAATCACCTGCCGAAGTTAGTGTGGCTTTAGTAGAGCCTGGCATGTAGAATCTTAGGTTGCCACCATCATTGTCAATTTCAAATGTTTGTGATGTGTTACCTGTACCAAACATTATTCTTGGTGTACCGCCAGCATAGCCTAGATATAGACCAGTAGTTGAAGCCTCTGATTCGTTGAATGTACCAGAGAATCTA